CAATCACTCCCCTAAAGGGGTGATCTCCACCCAAGTTTCATGCTTAACGACTTGGGACGTCCAGAACGTTCCAGGTGGTTGCTCGAAACCATTGGGGATCTCTCCCGCAACGGACTCGAAAAATGGGCAAGCCCATTGATCGAGAGGCTGGAAGAGTGGCAGGGGACTTTACCCCTTAAACTACCACTCGAGTCCAACTTAAGCAAACACTTGAGAAGGGCACCAGTCCCGTCAAGGTTATCCCTTGGGGGTTTGGCCTCCACTACAAAGCCCTTGACAACGGGGCTTTGAAGGCATGGGTGAAGCCTCTCATGCTCATGTGCTTTCGCATCATGAGCTAAGAAGCTAACCCTGCCCAGCAGTGAGGAGTGGGGACCGATGGTAGGGAAGTGTGTCAATAGCTTCCCAAGTTTACCATCGAGCCATCGCACGGTGTTCCAGTAACCACTCAAATAGAGTTGATTCCGGAGTGACACCAGCGATACTACCTCAGAAACGTCCTGCCGTCGTGCAGGGAAAACTTGCCGGACGCGAGTAATACTAACATCGCGCCCATTAAAGTACTCCTTGCCACAAGACTCTCTGAACTTTCCAGTCCAGAACGACTTGCTAGTCCCTACTCGAGCACCAAAATGTTCGAGCACACTAACGACGGAGGTAACATTGTCTCTAGGAACGATTAGATCGTCCCCAAAGACGCGCACCGAGCTCGCATACCTTTTCAGGTCTTTGCGAGAAAGTGACGTGTTAAGCGATCTCTGAATCCCTACGAAGATCAATGTTGTGAAAACCATTGCCTCGAATGGGAAGCAAAGTGCTGAACCCATAGACGCAAACTTCGCCAGGCGAATTACTTCGCCCGACGGAAGTTCAGCCCGGCGAGATCGTGTCGCGTCGACAGCCCCTGACAAATGAGGCCATCTATGCAACATGGCTCGAACGAGCTGATTCGAGACTCTATCGGAAGCATCACTCAAATCGAGTGTAGCAGTTCGGTTATTAGCCGAACCAAGACGAGCAAGCTCCTGGTTAGGAGTTTGGTCATCAAAGCCGATAACCCTCGAGAGGAAGTCATCCTCATCGAGGTGCGCGAGCAACCGATGAAGTATGGCCTGCTGCATATACTGCATGCAGGTCGGCTCCATGGCGATCACTCGCGGAGTCTTGAGCGTCTTAGGAACGAGGGTGACCTTTACAGGCACCTCCGAACCAGGTTCGAGGAAGTCAACTCGTTGCAACTGGTCGTAAAAACGCCAATTTGCAAGGAGATTCTCGCCGGCCGAGAGGCCGGCATCTTCGAGACGCTTGGTCCAGACTACCTGGTTGAACTTTCGGTTCCCCGAAAGCCCATCCGCAGTAGAACCTGGTCCATGTCGTGGCAGATAATCACCCCGGTAGATGTCTCCATCCACCTTAGTGAAAACACTGCTGAACAACAGATCGGACATACGATCGAACTCTCTAAGATCGCTCTCAGAGAGTTCTTTG